CCTTGTACGACGTTTGACACGACGGAGTCGAGCCTCCAGACTCGGCTCCGTCCGTTTTACAAAAAGAAAGGATAGAGAGACATGACTCGCAAGACGGGTGGAATGCAATTTCCGGTAACCCTCTATCACAAGGACAACGGTACACCGGAGTTCGCGGCCGATGCGCGACATTCCCAGTACACGACCTATCCGATCGTGGTGCAGAATCAAGAGGCGTATGACCGGCTCGGACCCGGTTGGTGCGAGGATCCAGTGGCCGCATCGGCGTGGACGCCGGATGTGGATGAATCCGAACCGGAACAGACCGAGGATGACGAACGATCGGAAGCGGCGGAAGAGCCGAAGAAGCGGAAGCTGCCGACGACACGGAAGAAGTAACCGCGAGAGGATGGCATGCCCGTTGATACGAAACGCAAAGACTTCGTAGAGATGGAAGACAAGTGGCGACGCTTGCGCGACTGCTACGAAGGTCGGGATGCGGTATTGAAAGCCGGAGAGAAGTATGTCCCGTCGTTGCCTGCGAAAGATGCGACGGAAAATGAAGCGTATCGGAAGCGTGGCAGCTTCTACAATGCCGTTCAGCGTACCACCAACGGGATGACCGGTGCTGTCTTTCAGGAAGCACCGGAAGTCGAATTCCCCGAAACCATCAAGACGTATCTTGACGACGTCACACTGACAAACATTCCGTTCGAGATGTTCGCTCAGGAAGCCGGTCGTGAGGTCGTCTTGATGTCGCGGTACGGGGTCATGGTGGACATGCCGGTACCGCCACCAGAGGGAATCATGTCTTCGGACGTGCGTCCTTACCTGGTTGGTTACAAAGCGGAAGACATTATCAACTGGCGTACCGAACGAATCGGTGGCCGGCAAGTGCTCACCTATCTCGTACTCCGAGAACTGATTGAGTACGTGGACCCGAAGGATCCCTTCCTGTGTCTCACGTTATGTCAGTACCGCGTCATCAGACTCGTGAACGGTGTCTGTGCGGTGCAGTTGTATCGAGAGAAAGGTCCGGGACAGAAAGAGTACGAAATCTTTGGCGGTGCGGTCATTCCTACGCGACGGGGTGTCGCACTCAATTTTATTCCGTTCATTTTCATTTGTGCGAAGAACGCGACACCGGATCTCGAGACGCCACCGCTCATCGATCTGGCGGATGTGAATCTCGGTCACTGGCGGAACTCGGTGGACTACGAGTACGGCTTGCATTTGGTTGCCTTACCGACGCCGTGGGTCTCTGGTGCGAGGAATTCCGGCGACGGTCGCGTACCGATGAAGATGGGACCCAGCGTGGTGTGGGAACTTGACGTCCAGGGAGAAGCCGGGATGTTGGAGTTTCAAGGTGCCGGACTCGCGGCCATCGTGACCGCAATGGAAGAGAAGAAAAAACAGATGGCCGTGCTCGGTGGTCGTTTGTTAGAGGATCCCTCCTCGGTCCAGGAAACCGCGAGCGCGGTTCGTATGCGTCATGCCAGCGAGCACGCCTCATTGCGCATGATCACGCAGTCGTTGGAAGTCGGCCTCACACTGGTGCTCCAGATTCTGGTATGGTGGGACAGTACGTTGGTCAAACCGTTGGATGCCGAAGTCAGTGTGGAGTTGAACAAGGACTTCCTCAACGTGAAAGCCACCGCTCAGGAAGTCACGGCGGCACTCCAGGCCTTGCAGGCCGGAAAGATTTCTTTCGATACCTGGTACAACTTCCTGGCGACCGGAGATTGGACACGGGATGACGTAGACGCGGATGCGGAAGGAAAAGAAATCGAAGCGGAGAAACCGCCGGAACCGAAACCCGCACCGCCACCCGGACCGGTACGGAAAACCGTACTGGGTCCGGACGGGAAACTGAAATATCAAATCACGGAGGAGCAGACACCTCCTGCTGCGGCATGATCAAACGTGTCGGACCCGGAAAGTACGTCGTGATGAGTGCGGACGGTACGAAGAAGTTATCAAAGCCGCTCTCGAGAAAAGGTGCGGAGCGTAGACTCGCACAGGTGGAACACTTCAAGCACAAGGAACACAAGTGATCGCTCCAGGTACCGCCATTTCGTTTTACTACGATCTTGCTCGGTCCTTGTTTCAGCCGATGGACGAGTACCGTATCGCGTTGTACTCCGATAAGGCGAACCTGTCGCCGATGACGGAGAAGTACACCACGGACGGAGAAGTCATCGGCGCACCTGGTTATACCGCTGGAGGACAAGTGCTCACCGGGATGACGGTGGTCATGGACGGTCCGACGGCGGTTATCGATTGGGCGGACGTGGTGTGGCCGAATTCCACGATCGTGGCCAGAGGCGCACTCATCTTCAACGCGACACGCAACCGTGCAGTGGTCATCCTAGATTTCGGTCCTAGTCCCTCAGGAGATCCACGCGGCTATTCAAGTACCAACGGAAACTTTTTGGTTCCATTCCCGGAACCGAATGCATCAACCGGACTTGTCCGGATTGGAGGATAGTGTGGATCAACCGGCACAATCGGCCGTGGCAGGGCAGTCGTTAGTTATTCCTCAGGATGCACAGTTGGCGATCCTGGTGATTCTTACCGCTGGAGGACAGGTGTCCGTGGCGGGAACGATCGATAGCAAGGTGGCCGCACTCGGGTTGCTGGAAGTCGCGAAGGGAGCGATCTCTCAGCACGTGGACGAACTCGCGAAAGGCAAGCAGATCATCGCACCGTCCCCCGGTCTTTCGCATTTGTTGAAGTTCGGCAACGGTCGGAGCTAGTATGGCGCAAGAGTCTGTCGTCCAAGTCGCCCCGGATTCTACCGGGAAGAAGATTCGGAACCTGCAGCTGGATATTGTCCAGCCGGATGGGACGACAGCTACGGTGCAAATGCAGGTGGTCTCAATCGCTGATGCCAACGGCAATCTCATAGCGACGGAGCCGGTACGAGGTTTCGGTCTTGTATCGGTAACGGACGAACGAGTTCTCGAGCAATTGAACGGTATCAACGACGCACTCACGAAAATTCTTGCCATGTTGGCATACGAATTTGAACAGACGGTGGAGGATTTTGATGGCGAAGATTAATGTCCTGGCATTTGTTCGTGGACTCCTCACGCCCAACTGGCCGGAAGGTAGTGACAATCCAGTTTGTGTCAACAATCGTGGGGATGTCTGCGTGGTGCAGGCATTACCTCCGGCTGCTGAACTCGTACGACTGGGTGGTAGTTATTTTTGTCTCGGTACGGCGGTCGCTCCGGTCGCCGCTCTGCCAACCACCACGTCGCATCTTTCGTTGTGGAACGGTGAAGCTCCCGGCGGCAAAAGCTACATCATCGACGCCGTCGGAACCATGATGGCGACCAGTGCAGCTGCAGCACTCAATCTCGGTGTCGCAGCACAGTTGAACACTACCAATCCGATTGCCAATCCCGCTGGTGCACTCGCAATCAAGTCACTGTCCGGAAAAGCGAACTACGGCGGCAAGGGCAACGCGAAAGCATCGGTTACCGTGACCAACGATTCGGCCTGGCACGAGATCGGCACACAGCTCATCTGCGCCAACACCGCCAACATCACATTGTCTGTGGAGTTCCCGGTGTACGGTCGCTACATCGTGCCACCACAGGGCATGTTCTCGCTCGCCACTCTGGTCAATGCCGCAGCCGGTACCGCGCAGCCGATCATCTTCTGGCATGAAGTTCAGTTGACCCTTGGCTAGATTCGGTATTGCTCGCGCATTCGTTCGAGGTTTACTCCCGATTGATCACGGGATGAGGACGGCCTCGTACGCTCGTCGTTCTCCGCAAATGAATCCGCGAGGAGAAGTCTGTACCGGTCAGTCCCTTCCTCCAGATTCTGAATTAACTCGATTCGGAAATTCTTGGCATGTCATCGGTACTGCTGGAACTCCGGACTTGTTTTTCCCACCGTCAGGTTCAGTGTTACTCAAGTGTTGGAACATAGGACCGGATTATGGTCCCTCAATCGTGGTGGATGCGGTAGGGATTCGAGTGAATGCATTACCCACGACACCAGTTGCCACCGTGCTCAATATTTCCGTAGCCTTACGAGCGCGGTGGCCGCTTGGAGCCGGCAGTAATACACCGGCATCTGGATTGGCGCTCGCAACCCGCACATCGTTGACCGGACGAAAACAGTATCGAGGGATAGCTGCGGTTTCAGGAGCCGCAGCGATCAACGGCCATATCAGCAGTTCAGATTGGCATGTGGTAGGTTCGGTGGTTTGTGCGAACACAAACATCTTGCACTTGCAGAAGTACGTTCCTGTGTACGGCCGTTACATTGTTCCCCCAGGTGGGATTTTCGCACTGCATGCGTCGATGTCGTTAGGAACGGAATCTGGTTCCGGTGTCTTCGGTCAGATCTGGTGGCACGAAGTACAACTACCGAATGCATCCGGTATGGGTCGAGGGCAGTACTGATGGCGCTCGTAGTTGTGAATGTCGGTGAAGTATCGATACTCGAGGTGCTCATGAACAAGCACGCGGTATTTGATATGGTAATCCGATTGTTCTCCAATAATCATACACCAGCAGAGACGGACACGTTTGCCGACTACACGGAAGCAACGTTCGTTGGTTACGTGTCATTGACACTAACCGGTACGGACTGGACAATCACTCCGGGAAATCCGACACAGGCCGTTGCGACGCAACAAGTGTTCACGGCAGGAGGACCGGGACTTCCTGAAACGATTTTCGGTTATACGATCGAACGAGGGAATCCCGGACACCCACTGTTGTGGGCAGAACGATTCACGAACGGTCCGTACGACATGCTCCAGGCCGGTGATGCAATCAAGGTCACCCCGAAGTTTACCGGAGAATAGTTCATGACACTGCTTGTGCCGAACGCAGCGGAAGATGTGATGCTCCAAAACATCTTGAACAAGACTGCGCCGCAGAACCAAACGTTGAAGTTATTCAAAAACAACATTACTCCGGCTGAGACCGATACCGAATCCACCTACACCGAGGCGGACTTTACCGGGTACATATCCATTTCGTTGACCGGAGCGAGTTGGACGATCACGCCAGGGACTCCCAGTAGTGCGGCCGCAGCGGAACAGACCTTCACTTCGACAGCGGTGCAGAGTCAGAACGTGTTCGGGTACTACGTCGTTCAGACTACGAGCGGAAAGATTCTCTGGGCAGAACGATTCACAAATGGACCGTACTTGGTCCAGAACAACGGCGATTTGGTTAAGGTGACTCCGCAGTTCACCGGAGAGTGATATGCGAAACGGACAGTGGTGCACGGTGGACGGTCAACTTGGCATCTTCATTCGAGGTGAAGGTGTTCATTTAGTTGATCCGAAGACCGGTGAAACGTTGATGAGTGGACCACGACAAACTCGAATCGTGGATGCGGCCAAGGCCGTTCCACTCGGTGACATGAAATTGATTCCGAAGTCCCGTCGGCCGAAATAGTCAATGCTTTTAGATCTTCGTTCGCTCGAAGAAGCTTCCGGAACCGTAACCTACTCCTATACGGGTAGTGGCGGGATAGTTTTTGCCGGCCAGGCAGTAGAGAAGTTTGCCTGGAAGTATACCGTCTCCGGTGGTATTGTCTTCGGTGGACAAGAAGCAGAGAAGTTTGTTTTCAAGTACACACCATCCGGCGGAGTCGTATTCGCCGGTCATGCGACGCAGAAGCGAACGTTTGCGTATGACCCGACTGGAGGCATCGTATTCGGCGGCACGATGGACGAGAGTCTTACCAGAGACTACGTCCCCACTGGCGGTGTGGTGTTCAGTGGTGCGGCCACTACGGTCTTCGAACCGCACGGTACCAATGTCTTTGTCTATGCCGGTTCCGGAGGAATTCTCTTTGGCGGTGCCGCCACAACCGTTGGTCCGTCAGCGGTCGCTGATTCCAGAGGGTGGTCACAACTTCGTCGTCATGCACGAGCGCGTCCCGAACATGTTACGGATGCAGTGGCTGTGGCATCGAGTCTCTCTCGAGAGGTTCGAGCAGACGCATCCGTATCAGTGGTCGGATCGGTTGTTCGTGTTTCGGCCGGGTTCGTATCCGTTTACACCGATGTTTCCATTGCTGCGAAACCCCCAGCACTTGGGTCCGCAGTTCGAATCGCAAGTGGAGTCGTACAGATTCAATCGGATGCTCGAATCGAAGCGATCTCTGCGAGCGTCTATATACAAACCTCGTCAGTGTCAGTGTTGGGGTCCACGGTCATCCCGATTCGTGGCCAGAGAATCCGTACCGCTGTTGGCCGAGTGTTGGTGGAGATCGGTCCGGATCTCGTACAAGCGGAGGAGGACGAGCTCTTCTTCTTACTGGAAGTCGCGTAACCTTTGAACAGGAGTGTAGAGTATGGCAGGATTACCACCGGTGGTGGAATCGCTTGACAAAGTCGCCGAACCGCTTCGACAGTACTATGAACAGAAGGACGGGAAGTACCAAGTCATTCTCGATGCGGCTCCGCCGGGATTCGTGTCCGCAGCAGATCACGCAGTGCAACTCGGGAAAGTCGTCGAGTTCCGAGATAACAACGTGAAGCTGATGAAGGAAGTCGAGGAGCTTCGACCAATCAAGGTGAAGGTCGAAGGTCTCGACATCGACGCCGCGAAGAAGGCGTTGACCGAAGTCGAGGAGCTCAAGAAGAAAGGTGTCACGAAGCCGGACGACATCTCGGCTTTGGTCACCAGTGCCGTAACAGCCGCAGTGAAGCCGTTGGAAGAAAAGATCGCTTCATCGGATGCGCTGCTCGTGGCCGAACGGAAGCGAGCCGATGATCAGACACTTCGATCCACGGTCGGAGAACACTTCAATAAGGTCGGCGGCATTGCCTCAGCGCTGGACTTCATCGTGGGCAAAGCCACGGATGCCTTCGAAGTAAAGGACGGCAGGGTTGTCGCCAAAGCGAACAAGTTCAGTTCGGTGAAGCCGGGTGATCCACTCAATGTCGAAGAGTGGCTCGGTGTTCAGATGAAGGAAGTGGACTTCGCATTCAAACCGTCCACCGGTGGTGGGTCGGAAGGTAGCCGGGGTGGCGGTGGCGGTGGCGGTCTGAAACCGGGTCAGACTGAGCTCCGCGACCCGACACCGGCACAACTCGGAGAGTTCTCGGCTGACATCTTGAAGGGCAAGGTCAAGGTCGTGTACTCGAACGCAGGAGCGTAGAAAGGAAGGGCAATGGCTGGAAAGTATTCGGCTCCCACGCAGACGAAGGCGGTCAATGCGCATCCGATGCATCGTCCGCCGACCAAGAAGTAGTTGATTCCAAGGGTGGTTCTATCCGGTGGATGGGATCACCTGCTCCAGAGGAGCACCACACTTTCGTTCGTCGTTCGACCGCAATAGGAAACGCTGACTCGGCGAGCACAGCGTTTCGGCTTCTCACCAGCGGTGAGAGTGCCCGACTCCGGTGGAGTTGCCTGACAAAACAATCTGGGTTTTTTCAAGGAGACTTCACTTATGGCAGGAGCACTCGTCACTACCAATATCCTCGGCACAGTTGTGGCCATGGGTCTCGCGACCCTACGCGAACAACTGGCCCTGGTGCACATCGCCAATCGTGACTACGAAACGGAGATTACGGCTGCGAAACGATTCGCTACCGTAAACGTTGCCGTACCGGCAGCGGTCGCCACTCGTACCGTCGCGCCGGATGTTGTGCCTCCGGCGGTCACCGCCGTCACGCCGTCCACGATTCCCGTCACACTGTCGCAGTGGAAGGAAGCGCCGTTCGCGATGGACGACAAAGGTCTGTCGCAGGTCGATCGGGGCATCCTGCCGATGCAGGCGAAAGAAGCGATCAAGGGCATGGCGAACACCATCGAGGACTTCCTCTGGTCGCTCACACATGCGGCCGGTGGGTTCTATGGATTCGCCGGAGTGTCCGGTACCACGCCGTTCGCTACCGATCTGTCGGGCTATCTCGATGCCCGCAAGATCGGCAACAACCAGTTGATGGACATGGATCCTCGGTACATGGTCATCAACACGGACGCAGAAGCCAACGCTCTCGGTCTGCGTGCGTTCCAGGATGCTTCGTTCCGTGGCGACACGGACGGGATCATCAATGGCCAGATCGGTCGCAAGCTCGGTGCACTGTGGCTGATGTCTCAGCGCGTGCCGACGCATACGGCCGGTACCTACGTGACCGGTTCGACCATCACTGGTGTCAACGCCATTGGCGCGACGGTGCTCGCCATCTCTGGTGGTGCAACCGGTACGCTGTTGCCGGGAGACATCATTTCATTCTCGCATGAACCGGGTATCACGCATCAGGTGCAGACGACGGTGGGTGGCGGCACGATCACGTCCATCACTATCGAACCGTTCCGGGGGATCTCGGCTGGTGTCGGTGGCTTGGTCATTGCCTCAGCCGGTGGCGAGACGATCACCAAGAAGGCATCGTTCGTGATGAACACGTTGATTCACCGCGATGCGATCGCGTTCGCCATGGCTCCTCTGCTCGATACCATTCAGGTACCGGGTGCGACGCTCACGGCGACGGCAGTCGATGAAGTGTCAGGACTCGCGCTACGGTTGGAAGTTACGAGACAGCATCGTCAGGTGCAGTGGTCGTTCGACGCGTTGTACGGCGGATCGATCGTCCGCACCAACGCCGGTGTGTTCCTCGGCGGATAGTCGGGTACGTGGGAGAAGTGCATGTGAGCGGATCCAATTTCGGATCCGCTCATACCCAGCATTTCGATAGGCAGGAGTTGACATCATGTCAGATCTCAGAAACTTCCCAGAGGGTCGTGGCGCCGTTCAAGTACGTTACATTCGTGACATCGAAGTAGCGTTCGGTGTCACCAAGTTTTTCCGTCAGAGATTTCTTGTCGCGCAGTTGACTACAGCCGGTCTTGCATTCACTTCATGTCCGGCGTTGCCGGGTGTGCGATGGCGTTTGGTCGATGCGTGGATGATCTCTATCGGTGGAGCGGTCACCACATCGACCTCCATCAACATCGCCGGCACGCGTGCTGCAGCGGCAGTCGAAGCACTTGTCGTAGCGGCAGCGGCACTGACACAGTCTGCGCTCGTACGAGCCGGTGCTGCGAACGCGGTCATCCTCGCGGACGGTGCCTCGTTCACGCAGATGGACGCGAATGCGGCTCTGATCGCGCATTCGGTCGGTG